CCTCTTATTTTTTGTGGCTGGTCTGTAGAGACAAACTCTACGGTATTGCCTCCTAAGAAGTAAAGATTTTCTGACTTGTTGTGCTTTTCTTCTGAGTATAGGCCATATTTCGACAGAATTTCTATAAAGTCTCTCATTACTGAGCCTTTTATGGATGGCAACGATGAACGGCAGATAGTTAGTGTCTTCCCTTTTTCTTGTAGCAATTTTACGATAAACCAGGTCAATACATTGTAGGTTTTGCCAGACCTTGTTCCGCCTTGCATAACAGATATTTTTTTTTGGCTGTTTTGCAGTATCTCGAAAACGATGTTTGTGGTTACGTTCATAGGGCATTAGGAAAAAATTAAAAAATTGGCTTTGGTAAAGCGAAACTAATACTTTTTGGTTTTATAGAGGGTAGGCCCATAACATAAGTCAGAAATGACGTTTTTTGACACATATTATGTTTACCAATAGAAAACTTTATCAATCAATAAAAGGTCATTTATCAATCAAAACTATTCCTCGAACTCATCTTGGTCGTTCATATCTAACAACTCACCTTTGCCATGGTCATATAATGGAATCTCTGGTATCTCGGAAGCCAATGTGGCTGGAACAGTAAAGCTGTTATCTTTCTGAGTATCGAAGTTTATTATATTCTCATCTCCATCGAGCTGCTTCTGCAAGTTAGGTAATTCCGATGGCTTCACTACGTTCACCGTAATCTGCTTCACCACATCTCCTTCATGGGCCACCTCAGTCTTTTCAATATACCCTCTTCTCTTGCCCTTGGTCTTTAGCAAGAACATGGTAGCCAAAGTATCGCCCTTAGTAATCCTCTCCATCAACTTATGCTCTCCCCAATCCAACATAATCTCCTCTGGCTCTATTTCAGCTAAAGCCTTCTTAAACTCATTATCATTCTTCATCCAATTCTGATACATAGTCCTACTAATCCCACACGCTTGACAAGCTATGGTAATATTCCCAAAATTCTCCCTATAAGCAATGATAAATGCTTCTTTTGTTATATCCTTAAACTCTGCGTTCATATTATCGGTTTTTATAGGTTTGGTTGTAGTATTGTTCTCCATCTTCGTGTATATCACCTGCGTTTTTTATTTCTTGTATTACTGACATAGTATGTTTAATTGGTAAAAATTCGCTTAAAGATGTTGCTAATTTGTCCATTCCATTAAAATGTGCATCTATTATCTGCTCTTTTTCTTTTTCAAGTCTTAATTCTGCTCTTGCTATTGCAAAAGTCATTCCTATATCAAATGAGGTATCTTGTTTATTATCTTTAGAATGTTTCTTTAATTCTCTTAAGTCATCAATTAATTCTTGCATTGCTGTTTTCATATTATCGGTTTTTGGTTGGCGTTCTAATAGACACAATACTCACTACCTTATCTACCTTGATGTTGTTAAACCCAAGCCAGTTCCCACACTTCCTACACTCATACTGCACCTCCCTAATCTGACTGCTCCAAACATACTCCTCCTGGACAACACCACATTTGCACTTATAGTTTCTTTTTGCACAAGTATCTTTCATAGTATCTATTTGCAGTTAAGATGGGAATTGAACCTATACTTCCTCCCGTTTCGGAGAGGTATGCTACCGTTACATTACCTAACTAAAAATCAAAGCTACAACTATTATACCAAAACAACAATACAAAAGTTAAAATTGGTGAAAACAATGTTTTATATCAAAAATGTGAAGGGCACACATATGTTAAAATTTTGTTAACACGAATTAAAGTGGTAGGGGGTAGGTACCCCGAAAAACCCATGTAATTAGCCCAGAAATTAGGTAAGCACCTATTATCTCAAGTTGAGGTTAGTCCATGTGTCATGCAGTCGACAAAGTGTCTAAATTAGCCTATAAATAGCCTTTAATTAGCTACTAAGTATTTTAGCATCCAATATAGTTATAAATACAATTTAGATTGCACTCAGTTGCGTAACATAAGACCTCACCAGATAAATAATCACTACCTCAATTCAATACCGTTGGTAAAGTGTCCGTATATAATATACTATATATTTATTTATTATAGTATTACTTATATAATATAGTATATATTATATATTGTATTATATATATAGTATAGAATATATCCCACCAAATAAATACTGGTCAAATAACTTTACCGCTGGTCTAAATATAGACCGAAAACTATTTTATAATATTTGCAATATTTTAACATATTTATTTGTTATTTCACTTTTGGTATCTTATCTTTACTGTATCAAATAACCAATAAACCTAAAATCATGACACAAACAGAACTATTAAAAGAGCTTGATTATCTATGTAAGAAAGGCAAAACAGTAAGTAAAAAGGCCTACACTGGTAGTACTCATAGTTCGGTATATGGGCCGCAATTAAAGTACATATACAACCGCATCCATGAAATCAAAGACATATTAAAAACATTAACCAACAAACAATTACAACCATGCAACTATTATCAAACATCCTTTTAGTATTTGAGCTGGCTTTATTTATTATCATCTTAGGTAATATGGGCCGCTTGTTATCTGATTACCTAATAACTAAAATAAAATAATCATGAGCCTAATTTCATTTATCATTTACTTAATCGCTGGCACTTTATTAATAACACTAATAAAGACTATCTGGCAAGAGTTAACCAATTACAACAAATAACCTTTAACACACAAAACACAAACACAATGAGAAACGTACTACCAACATCCGAGCTTTGCCATAAGTGGGCGAACATGGAACAAGAAAGCGGACGCACATCTACTGGAACGCTATTTTTCAACCGTTCTACTATTTACAGTTACGGTGACCACTTCGCAATCGCAAAGCATATAGTGAACGAACAAGGGCAAAGAGCCGTATTATTTACGGAACGTAGATATAGCAATACAACGGCAAAGCATATAAGCAGCGTTTATATGAGCTGTAAAAATGATAATCTTATCTATTGTGCAAATCCTATCGGCTCACATGAAATAAACTTTAAGTATTGGGAGCAATCAGCCGAACATGACGGAGCTAATAAACTAGCAAAAGCCAGAAAGCCAGAAAAATATTTGGCTGTATTGGCTGACATTGAGAGAACGGCTAATATTTACGCATCTTTTTTTGGCATACAATTACCAGAAACACTTAAAGCCCTTTTAAGTATTAAAGACAAAACAGAGTTTTTAGCCTTTGCCGATAAGAAAGCCGAATTTATAAAAGCCGAACGCAAAATAAAAGAGGCCGAACAAAAAAAGAAATTTAAAGAGGATATTAAAAAGTGGTTTAATTGTGAGACTTCAAGGCTTTACACTACGTACAAATATGACTTTTTGCGTATCAAAGACAATAGAATAGAAACTACACAAGCCGTACAAATACCGCTGGAATTAGGCAAAAGATTATATCAAAGCATAAAAAACGGCTCTTTAAGCGTTGGCGATAAGTTTCTAAATTATAGTATTAACGAAGTAGGCAAAGAAATAAAGATTGGCTGTCACACTTTTAAACAGTCTTATTTGTTGAAATTCGGGTCTCAATTATCTTAACCAATAAAAACAAACACAATGAACGTAAAAATTAATATCGTTGAATTAGCCAGTGAATTAGCTGACTTAGATTTAGAAAATAATTGGATGGACTCAATCAAAGTATGGGTAGAGGATGAAAACGAGGATTTAGTATATACAGAGGAGGCACAAGACATTTTTAACGATTTATATGACAAATACTACGGTTTGATTGATAGGCTCAAAATTGATTAGGTTTACTGAGGAGCCCTTATTGGGCGAAACGGAGTAAGCTCCCCCACTTACCCGTCTAAACCAAATAAACACATGAAAAAAGCAATTAACAAAGGCTTTGCACTTCATTTGTACCTTGATTTTGTCAATAACTATCTAACAGTCGATAAGATGGCACTGGATAGGAATATTAACCCCTTTGCACTGGCTAATTTGTTAAAGCATGGCAAAAGGATAAACGAACAAAAGGCAAAGCAAATCAAAGAGCAAAAAGCATGGTTTGAACATTTAGCGAGGTAAGTATGTAAATTACCTATTAAACGCAAAATAAGACGATTTAAGCCACTTTATTACAAAAGTGATATAAGTACTAAGAAAGTCACAAAGTGCTTAAAATAGCCCTTAAAATGCGTTTATTGAGTACGTAGGCCAAAAAACAGAGGATTTAACGAGTATACAGAGGCCAAAAAAAAATTTTTCCCTCCTCCAAAACAGCTAAAAAAAAAATTTTTGAGAACACAAACCGACCAAAAAAAAATTTTCGAGAACACAAATTTGGCTACAAAATTTTTTCGAGTACACAAAAACTCCCCAAACAAATTTTTTGAGTACCAAAAATCCCTAAGGGGCAAAAACCTGCCAGCCAAAAACCTGCCAAAAATCTGCGGCAAAAACCTGCTAAAAATCCCCTAAAAATCCATGACAAAAATCTGTGACAAAAACCTTTTTAACAATAAATTAACTAAAATAAATTAAATTATCACAAATAATATATAATTTTACCAAACTAAACCAAAACAAATGCATCAATTAATTACCTTAACCCATCCAATGAAGTGTGCTATTACTGGCATACTCATTGACAAAGGCGAACAAGCCTACTACAATCACCAGACAAAAAACTGCATACACCCATTGGAGTATGAAAGTAACATGAGCAAAGCTAAAATAGGAGACCCAAAAACTTATTTCAGCCGATTATCTAAATTAAACACCAAAAATCCTTAGATATGCCATTTTCTACTTGCTGTGGAGCACACACCAATTACCCAGAAATTAACCTATGTCCAGAATGCTTAGAGTACTGCGACTGGGAAGATGAAGAAGAACAAAACGAAGAAACAACAACAACACCAAAAAACCCATAACATGAAAAACCTACAATTTATCGAAGAGCTCGACTTTTTACTTAACGAAACTTTTTATTTTACCAGACAAGACGGAATGATTGTCTCTGGGTCAATGTCCAAAGATTATGATAAGGCGTATTCAATATACAAGAATATGATTAAAGGACAGCCTAAGAGCCAAGAGAAAGTATTGTTCGAGGTACTAATCCCATCAAACTAAACAAATGAATCAAAAACTATCCCTTGAACAAAAGAAGAAAGGCATCAAAGAAGAGTTTACTTATGTAAACAGCAACGGCAGAATCTCAAAACAATACACTTACAAAGGCATGATTATCAAATGGGATAACATGATACTAAATGGTAAATGGTTTTATTGGAGACATAGCTACTACGCCTCACTTGATGCTACAATTCAAGGCATAGACCGACACTTAAAAATTTATAACAAAAACAAATAAACATGAACAAAGAAGAGCAAAAAGAAATCTTAATCGACATGATGAACGATGAGCAAACACCAGAATTAGAAGTAAAAACTTTAACTCCTATTTTCCCTTGTGAGTGGTGCTTTAAGTTTGGCGATAATGAGCCACAAGTATTTGCAGCAACTAACGAGAAAATAGATGACCAAGAACCAGCTATTAGACTTATGTTAGCTAACACAGAGGAAACAACTGTAACATTCCAAGATGGAGAAAACGCTTTCACATTGTTCTGCAGACCATTAACAGAGGCAGGACAAGTATTAATTAACCAAAACAACCAACTACAAGATGATTCAAGTAACGGATTATAGAGCAATGCTGAGACATGGAGATATGAAAAAAATCTGTGCTATCACTGGACTTTCACCATACCTATTAAAGACAAGATTAGAGAAGCACGATTACGAGACAGTTGAGATAGTAAAAACTTACTATGCTAACAAGTTAAAAGCACTTAAAAACCAAATCAATGACTATAGCGAAATTTAGAATGACACGCAAGTCTTTACTAAGACCAAAAAACTATGAGGTAGATAAGGCAATAGTAGACAATGTAATTAATCATGCGGCTAATGTTTTTAAGATAAGGCCTATTATGGTTACAAATAAAGGTAGATATAGAGAGAATGTACTTGCACGAAATATGTGCTTTTATATCCTTCATGTTCACTATAAACAAAAATCTGCACAAATAGCACCTTACTTTAAAAGAGATAGAACTACAGTTTTACATGGCATAAACACTTTTGCAAATGATGTTGAAGTAGTGCCATATTACATGGAGAAATATCAAGAAGTAAGAAAGAAGATTAAGGTACCTAAATTATATTCAGACAAATAAAAACAAACACTATGTATTCTACATTTCACCAACTTTCAGAACAAGACAAAAAACTATTTGTAGCTAAGATTCTACATGAGATTAACTACAGCCAAGAGTCTTACAACCTAATCAGTAGATTAGTAAACTATTGGGAACACAATCCAATAGTAGAAGCATCCTATTTTAACCAATCAATTAACACAACCAAAAAACTAAATTATGAGCACAGAACTAACTAATCAACCGAGGTTTGATTTAATCAACTCGGATTCAATGCTAAACTTATCTAAAGATTTAGCGAAACT